AGCGCTATTGTGTCCCGTGATGCTTCAGGTAATTTCAGCGCTAACACAATTACAGCGTCGGCTATCTCTGGTCTTGCTACTCCGCTATCAGGAGCGCAAGGTGGAACTGGAGCAACAAATACAAATAAAACAATTACTTTGGGCGGTAACCTAACTACCGCAGGATCGTTCAACACAACGTTAACTGCTACAGGAACTACATCTGTGACTTTGCCTACAAGCGGAACTCTAATTCCTGTAGAGAATGTGTTATCTGCTATGGGCATGTCTAGCACCCAACTTGAAACACTTCCCCGTTGGTGTGCTGTAGCATCGGTTGGTTTTTCAACTGGTACTATTCACTTTACTTACTTTACCCCTTTGGTGAGCCTGACACCATCTAATGCTTCTTTATTTATAACTACTAACGCTGTGGGTACTACAGGTACAGCAAACCAATACTTTGCAATTTTTACTGAGGATGCTTCTGGAAACTTGACTCGCGTTTACAGTGATAGTAAGACAGCTTCAGCATACTGGCTTGCGGGTACTAGCCCAACGGCAGGTTTTCAAAGCATACCAATAAGCGGATTTACTTTTAATGCTGGGCAACGTTACGCAATTGCGTATTTAGGCACAGGTCTTTCAACTAACCCAATTGCTTTACAGTTAAGCGGTCAAAGTACTAACCAAAACTATTGGATGTCAAACAACAGCTCAAGTACTGGTTATGGTATATATGGACCTGTTGGTCGTATGGCAGGGGCTATTGCAACCCAAACTAGCATTGCAGCTAGTTATACAAACACTAGTTTTACAACTGCTTCTAGCCCATATGCTTGGAGAATTGCATAATGGCTTGTAGAACAGGTTGTCCAACTCAAGACTGTGATTCTTACGCAGACTGCTGCAAGGAATTATGGTAGACCGCACTAGCCTTCAGGTTAAAGGCTGAAAATTAGACCCAAATCGGGTACCGTTTATTTAGACTCTTAAAGAAAGGCCCTATTAATGGCTACAACTTATAAAGTATTAGGACAAGCTAAAGTTGCTGTTGCTGGAACCCCTGTGGTTTTGTACACCGCAGCTTCTTCCGGCACTATTCAAACTATTGTATCTACTATTACAATTTGTAATACAAATACGACTTCTAGTACATACCGAATTGCCGTAGTGCCCGCCACCATTACGCAGACAGACGCTCAAGCTATTACTACTCTGGGTACTGATCTTAAGTACTACATCGTTTATGATGCAATCGTAGCGCCAAAAGAAACTATTTCCTATACTCTTGGCCTTACAGTAGATACCTATGACAAAATCCTTATTAACTCAGGACTTACAAATGTAGTGTTTAATGCGTTTGGCTCGGAGACACAGTAATGTCCGTTAAATCTAATGGAGATAGTAGTACTGGCCCTAAAATTCTTACTGGTACTCTAACTTTTTCCACTCCTGCTACCTGGACCGCAAATAGCATCAACTATGAAATAGGAGATGCTTACGGCCCTTATAACTGGGTAGATGTTTCTTTTGAAGGTCTTACCCCTAATGGATTTAAAGGTACGCCTGTAATTACTGCAACTATTAAAGGTACATCAGGATTGCAACTTATACCAAAAATTGCAACAACTGCAGCGTATGCAGCAAACCAAGGGTTTAAGATTGCTTTATATAACACTTCTGGTTCTAACTATAGTTTAGGAGCAAATATAATTGTTAATTGGATTGCTATAGAAAATACTAATAAGGCAGCCTAATGAAAGCTAGTCAGCCTGGCGGTAGATTTAATATTCCCTTTGAGCGTAGATCAATACTTTCAGGGATTACTCAGGATCTTCGCATGCCGGTTGGACAAACTGTAAACTGGTGGAGATGGGATGCTACCGCTACTGGGGTAGATGATGTCTATGATGTTGGTTCTCTAGGTACTGGGCGTGTATGGAAGACTGGTTTTGATGTTCCAGCCGTAAATGCCGTTGTCTACCAGGGTGTAACCTTGCAAGATGAACGCGGTTTCTACAACACTGACGTTCTAAGAGTTACCTTAAATATGGAAGATGTAGAGCGTTTGTTTCCTACAATGCCTACCTCTTCAGATGACTTCCTAAAAGATCGCATTATCTACCGTAATGAAGTATTTAGGCCTACACATTTCTTCCCACGTGGTTTAATTAAGGGTAAGTACACCTTGTTTACGTTGGACGCTTCTCAGATTAACCCTGAAGAAATGGTCAACGACGATCAATTTACAGCATATTCAAACTAAAAGAAAAGGTAACAACTAATGGCACTTGACCATATCCCAGTACAACCTGCCTCAGGTAAAAGCGTACTATTTACAGTGCCTAAAGGCACACCAGCTTGTCACGTAACTATTCAAAACAGAAGTGCTTCTATTGATATTTCTATAGGTGATGACACATTAGGTGCAGTAACTGGTGCTAATGCAGGCATTAAGGTTGCTGCTGGCGCTACTTTTCAAACATTTTTAAATAGTGGAGATGTGCTTTACGCATACTCAGGATCTGCATTTAGTACTGAATATGTAGTAGTTTTGTACTCATATGTATCTACTTGGGATGGTAGATAATAGGGCGTGAAAGCAGTAAAAGAATGGCACGAGGAGCATTAAATGTGCGCAACATGTGGCTGTATGAAGCCTAAGAATAAGCATGGAGAAAAAACACTAGCAGCAGCTAACAAGAAGTTTGCTAAAAAAACTACCACTAAGTGTTCAAAATGTGGTAAAGCAAACTGCACTTGCAAGGCTAAAAAAGCAGCTCCTAAAAAGAAATAAGTTAAGCAAGATTATTTAATAATTTGGCGGTACATTCAATAGTGACGCCGGATTTATCCGGAACCTGCTGAAAGTACTGCCCCTCAAGAAGAGGATTTTGCGATGTTAAAACTAGCCGAGCGCTTAGCTCGTATGGAAAGTGACGCTGACCGACGAGAGTTTCTCAAAGGTCTCCGAGGCACTGACCATATAAATCTTTTGTCTTTAGCGGCAGGATGGGTCGGTACGACCTTGCTGTTAAAGGCTCTTAAAGATGACTGACATCCAGAAATTAGCAGGCAGCTTTAAAGCCACAGGTAAAAAGTCAGAAAAATTACTGACAGCAAAACTCCGCCGCCATGCATATGATAGCGGTTGGCCAGCTGCACTAGGCCGTGTTCTAGAAGTAAAGCATGATGGTAATGGCGATTTTAGCATCCAGTACCCTGCTCACCTAGAAAGCCAAATCCTTGGCATTGAGTTTGGGGATCAAGATAATCCTCCTAATCCAGCAATGCTTCGTGTAGCAAACCGCGCTGATGGTGTATTTGATGACCATTTGTCTCGTATTTCTACTGCTTTAAATGAGGTGAAGTATATCTAATGCCATTTATACTTAATGAAGATAAAGCCTTAAAAAAACTATTAAAAAGCAGAATTGCGGTCACAGACTCTAAGAATAACTCCCGTAATGTTGGAGTATGGTTTGGCCATCCCGATGTTGAAATTAGGGATCAGTCATACCCATACATGACTATTGAGTTATCTGATATTTCCCATGCTCGTGAACGCCAACATAGTGGTATGACACAGCTAAATTACATTCCTGAAGCAAAAGACCTTAATGGAAATACCCTTACAGAGTCCGCTAAAAGATGGACTGAAAGCCCTACACCAGTTAATCTTGACTACCAAGTTGCTTCCTACTCCCGACAGCCATTGCATGATCGTCAGATCTTGTCAACAGTGCTGACGGACCTATTGCCGTTTAGATTCGGCATGCTAGAGATTCCAGAAGACAATACTGCTCGCAGAATTGAACTTCTTGGATATGCCAAAAGAGATACTACTGAGCAAGGGAAAAGGCTGTTTGTTAACGTTTTTTCCATTAGAGTTAATGCTGAGCTCTTTAGTACTGGAATTATCCAGGAACAAAGCTCTATTGGCAATACTAACTATTCAATTGAAAACCTATAGCAGCAGCAATGTTGTACCGAGCATAATTCCGAAACCTAAGATTAAAACACAACTATTAACTTAAGGAGTTAAAATGGCTTCATTAGGCCGTCCTGGCGTATATCTCCAGGAAACAACTGTGCAGCAGACGACCCCGTTAGCGGCTCGTACTGATGCAATCGCTGCTTTTGTAGGCAGCACCGCAAGAGGACCGCTTACGCCAACTCTTGTATCTTCTTGGTCAGACTTTGTAAAAGCATATGGTGGCTTGGATTACAACTACCCAACAACTACTGCTGCTTACTTATTCTTTTCAAATGGTGGACGTGATGCATACGTACGTCGAGTAGTTTCGACTGACTCAGCTACAGCTACTAGAACCCTAAAGCAGGCAGACGGTAGCACAGACGCAATAACAGTAAAAGCAATTAACCCAGGTTCTTGGGGAAATGCCCTAAGCGTTCAAATTACTGCTTCTGACATCACGGCAAAGACATTTAGTATTGCCGTATTTGGTTCTCCATTAACCATTTCTGGAGGTACTGGTACCTCTAATCTTTTAGAGCAGTTTAATGATGTAAGTTTGGATACAACAAGTTCTCGCTATGCGCTTGCAATTGTTAACACTTTCTCAAATTACATTGCAGTTACTGCTATTTCAGGCAACACAACGTTTGTTCCTCCTGCTCCACAAGCTGCAACTGTAGCTTTATCTTCAGGATCTGATGGAACAGCAATTGTTGGTTCTGATATTACCTTGGCTCTTTATGACTTTGATGTAATTAACGCCCCAATGCTATTTAATGCCCCAGATATTGCTACTCTTGCTGGCGCCTCAGGAACAAAGAGCGGAGCTCTTAACGCTCAGGCTGCGTTGCTACGTTACGCTGAAGCTCGTGGAGATGGATTTGTTATTGTAGATACTCCTTCAGGATTAAGTGCATTTGACGCTCAAGTCTATGCAACTGATGTGTACAATGCTGCAACTGCTGCTTCTGCAACAGTTTCGTCATTCACAGTAACTGCTGCTGCTCCAAGCACTCCAGTTGCTGGATCTGTACAATACACAACTGGTACTACTCCTCACACCTTTATTATAGGCAACACAGTAACTCTTACTGGTGTTACTAACTCTGCAACTCTAAGCGTTCCATCTGCAGTAACTATTACATCTAACGTTTCCGGTGTTCTAGGACAAAACTACGTTACTATCGTAGGTAGTACTTCGGGAATTACCAAAGGTGCAGTTATTACAGGTGGCGCAGTTGGTGCATCAGCTGGTATTCCAGTTGCGGCTACAGTTACAAAAGTTGATGGCCAGCTAGTTTACATTTCTGCTAACGTAAATACTACGTTTACATCGTTAACTGCAGTCTTTACAGCTAGTGCTTCAACCATTGTTAAGGTTGGCTACCAGGATGTAAACCAGGTTACTGGCTATGTAACAGTAATCACTGCTGCTGCTCACGGCTTTAAGAATGGCGATACGGTAACACTTTCGGGTATTACAAGCTCTACTTCAGGCGTATTTAACAACGCATTTACAATCACTGTTATTGACTCAACTAGCTTCTACTTTGCTAGTGCAAGCGCAGCTACTGTTTCAGCCGTTTCAGGTACAGCAGTCAGCCAAGGATATTCAGGTAAGTACACAATTACATCAGTCCCTTCAACAACAACTTTTGTAACAAGCAATACAGAATCAGGTACTGCAGTACTTTCAAGTGCTACTGCTGCCGTAACTGGTACTTGGAACACAGGTACTGCTAGTGGCGGTAACGCGGCTATCTACTACCCATGGTTAGCTATCCCAGATACAAGCAAATCAGTTCCGGGTGTTACAAAGAACGTTGCTCCTGGTGGCGCTATCTTAGGTATTTATCAGGATACTGACGCTTCTCGTGGCGTACATAAGGCACCTGCAGGCTATGGAGCTAGTGTTAACGTTGCTGTGGATCTTGAGTACGATGCGTCAGGCAGAGCACGCCGCTTGACCAATGATCAGCTAGATACGTTAAATACAGCACCACGACCAGTTAACCCTATTCGTGTTGCTCCTGGTGCTGGTATTGTAGTTATGGGTGCCCGCACTCTTAACAACGTATCCCCTAACCGTTACGTCAACATGCGTCGAAGCATGATTTACATCAAAAAGCAAGTTGAACTTCGTTCTCAGTTTGCAGTATTTGAGAACAATGATGAGTACTTGTGGCGCCAATTGCGTTCAAGCCTCAGCAACTTCTTAAATATGTACTGGCAGCAAGGTGGACTTCGCGGTGCGTCTCCTGAACAAGCGTTTTATGTTAAGTGTGACGGAACAACCACAGGTGATAGTGATATTGCCAACGGTCAAGTTAACATTCAGATCGGTGTTGCTCTTGAGTACCCGGCCGAGTTTGTTGTCATCAATATTGGTCAGCTAACCGGTAGCGCGACCTTCTAATTAAGGAGAATGTATAATGTCAATTAATGGACCGATTAAGGGAGCCTATTCAAGCGGAGCTTCCTCTTCAAACATCTTTCCTTTCAGTAGCGTAGCTACGGATCCAATCCGTAACTTTAGGTTCTTGGTGGAGTTCCTCCCCTTTGATAACCAGTCGTCTGCAAAGGTTACTTTCAAAAAAACTCTAGGTTTTACCAATGTGTCAGGTTTTGGCATGCAGGTAGATCCTATTGCTTATCGTGAAGGCGGATACAATACCGCTGTTCACCAGTTGCCAGGTCAGACCACTTTTGAGCCAATCAGCTTTACAAGAGGTCAGACCCTAGGTAGCACACAAAATAGCGACTGGATGCGTCAGTTGTTCTCGGTTATCTCAGGACGTGCCAACGCGGGCGCCGGACATGATTTCCGCTGTAACATTGACGTATCAGTACTAAGTCATCCAAACCCTGCAGGCACAACCGTAGAAAATGGCGCAAGAGCTAAGAATCCTTGGGAACTCCACGTTTCTATGCGATTCCGCATCTACAATGCGTGGATTCAGCGCCTAGTTTACGGTGACTTGTCAGCAGCCGGCAGCCTTATGGTTGAAGGTATGACAGTAGTACACGAAGGCTTTGACGTTAACTA